ATAAAAGTATATAAAAAATTAAACTAAAATATTGATTAGTTTTCGCGGCAATTATATAGCTCTTTTATATATTGGACTTTCTTTTTCTTGAATTACTTGCTGTAATAATATATTTTGAATTATTGCATCATGTTCGAGTTGATCGATATAGTCGTTCTGCGACTGTATTAGCTCTCTCTGCTTCCACATAAACCACCCCATGTAAAATATAACCAATAAAACACTAACCACGCTCAATGAATCTTTCATGTATGTTATATACTAGCTTTTGTTTTTTTGTTTTTCAATAAATACAGCTAAAAATAAAAACAATTAATTTATGATTTGAATATAGTTTAAATATAGTTTGAGTATAAAATATAAAATAAAATATTATAATAATGTGCAGAAGGTATCTGCAAACATCTTTTAAGTATAAAATAGTGTATATAGAATAAATGGCAGACAAGCAAATACATCAACTTCCCACTATTTCAGAAGATGACCCTTTTGAGCCGGGTCGAGACAATTTTGTTGTGCAAAAAAAGAACCAAACCACTAGTCGGGCAACAATAATGGAAATGATAAACGATCCTTCTGTTAATTTGCCTGGTTCAAGAAATTGGAATTGGAATTGGCTTGAAGAGCCTGCAACCATAGTTAATTATCATAAAATTAATTACGGCCTTCCTGCGTTTAGTGAGCAAGTCGATAAAAACCTTGCCGAAGATCAGCTTCCAACGTCTGACGATATAGGATACCCTGCTCTTCAAAATATAGCATTTAGTCAAGATATATCTACTGGCAAGCCAACCAATATTCCTAAAACAGTTAGAAGCTTGATGTGCGTAGCTTTTGTCTCAAATTGTGATCTCTATTTGCACGGACCTCGATCAAAAGCTGTGGTTGCTAGTGAGAGAATAACAAGTTTTGATAGCAAATATCGCTCTGGCTGGAATAGTCGGCCAGTCGAAAGCGTTTTTGTTATAAACAATATTTCTTTTCCTAGAGACAATCAAGAAATGAATGATATAAAATATTCTGCAAAAAATCGTTTATCTTTTCAGCTGAGATTTAGACTAGGAGTTGAAAGTTTTGTTTATCACGGTTCAAGGTCGACCGAGCATAGTTATTTTCGTGACCCGCGAAAACTTGACGGGAGCTCTTTTGATCCTAGTTCCATGAGCTTCATGGCTGGCAATAGAGGAGGCGTGATCGCACAAACTCGAGCTGTATATCAGAACGCTGCAGCAGGACTCTCAGATTTAGCTAACGGCGCTATGAAAATACTTGCGGCGCCATTTACCTACATCAAAGACGGGGCCATTGCGTTTGATAATGCAACAGGAAATCTATTTACCGGAACTGCAGAATATCTAAGAGATCAATATCGGGCTGGCAAAACCGCACTTTATGGCGTACGAGATACTATAATTAACACTGTTGTTCCTGAGAAATGGCAAGAACGCGTTAAGGAATTTTCTATTAGCGAAGCAATAACAGGCGTAGGAAATTACTTGGGAGGATTAGCTGGAGAATATATACCCTTTGTTGGAAAACCTATAGAAGGACTATTATCAACAAGAACCGGAACAGAACTGTCTGAGGACATGCAATTGATGAGCAAACTATTTAACGATGCGTTTTTTCAAATGGAGTATTTTCTTCCTCAAGGTACGAGCCCGGAGGTAAGGCCAGTAACCTCTATTGCTGGGTGGGAGCTTTTTTATATAAAAATACTAGCTTGGAATTAAATGAAAATATCAGATCTTCCAGAAATCACCGATTCTAACGAATTTGATCCAAAAAAAGACCAATTGATTACCGAAATAGATGGATCATGCAGATCAATTACAATGTCGGAAATTACCAAGGTTTTAGATGTTCGCAGAATATCCTCAAACAAAACCGCTTGGGCGTTTATAGAATTAGAGAATTCTGTAAATAGCGACGATTTTGTAGAGATTAAAGATGCAGCAACTGGAGGTGCAGAAACATTTCCGTTGGAAGTTAAAACAAATGAGCAAAAATTAGTCTCTATTAAACTAGCAGGTAACCCAGGAAAAGATCCTCCTGACGGAGCTAGATTGGTAATGTTTATGGCCAAGGCTCAAAATATCGAACTGTCCACAAGATTTAGATCCGAGCAAGTAAATCTTTTTAAAGTAAATAATACCCCAAGCGCTATTTTATTTATGCTTGAAAATATACAAGACGTTACCTTTCCCACCAAGTCTGTAGAATATGACCCTAAATTTCCTACGTTTGGTAGCATGCCTGACACGCTGAACAATGCTTTATCGTCCCAGCAATATTACGCTAATTTGACCCCGATTGCTAGAGCTCAGATTCTTGGCCCAATTATGAGCAATCCCCAATTAAGGCCTAGATTTGATTACGGCTCTCAACAAGATATCAATCTTGATGCTCGTAATTTCGCGACTATCGCGGTCGCTAACAAACAAAACCAGACCGGCTTTTTAGAGTCGATTCGGCCAATAGCTTGGAGTTTTTGACATGAGTGACGATAGAAGCATTTCTGAATTGCCAAGAATTCGTAATTTTATACCCGATCAAGATTTGATCTTATTTAGGCAAAATTCAAGCGAAAAGTTGCATACGATTGCATTCAATAAAATGATGAACGAAGGTAAGGGTTTTAATTATCAAGGAGATGTTTTTGACTGGAAACAATTAACCCCAGCTCTCGATATACCTCAAGGAAAATGGCAAAAGCCCGTGAGATTTTCTGGTGCCGACGGCCAAGAAGAAGAGCCTCAGGAAGGAGATTATTATTATTTCGATGTACGAGTCTCGAATATTCAAAGAAATGAAGGTGAAAAAGATTTAATTCCCGATAACGCAACGTATATATTGTTTACCTGTAGTATCGATTCTCTTGAGATATCTGACCTAAGGGGGTCTGTCTCGATTAGTCCTGAAAATTATACGAAATATGAAGATTATGGATGGACCAAATTTTCAGACTCAAGAAGAAATTTTGTTTTTGAAAATATGCAATATCCAGTTCAAAGAATAATTCCTCTTGATCAAGATAATTGGATGGATTTTATTCCAAGCAGTGTTGATCATAGAAATATGAATAGAAACAATCACGCGAGCTTTAGGTGCCCGATCGCAAAAAAGAATAACCAGCACTTGTCTATATACGCTTGGTCATATTAAGCAATTAATAATTTAATTAGTATTTTTTTTACTTTTTATTCTTTTTATTTCTTCTGGCAATATTCTTGATACTTTGTCTGTTTGATTTTCCATCATTAATTCTGCAGGAGTGGATCCATTCAATTTTGCATTTTCAGTTTTTAACCAACATGTAGACTGATATGAGTTTAAATTTTTACTAAGCATTTCCAGGATAGATTTTTGTGACATATACTATATATTACACATATTTATTTTTTTGTAAAATTATTTTTGTGTATATATTTATATGGGCCCAATATTGAATACTATTATAGGAGCGGGAATAAAATTGGCCTGCAATCTAATAAACGCATGGCTAGAGCAAAAGAGGCAAGATCAGCTAGCTTTAGCCGCGCGAGACGAAAAGATGCTAGAAGCTTTAATTTCTAGTCAGTCGGAAAATGCTAAAGATCCTTTTGTGAAGGTTAGCCGAAGAATACTTTTTATGAGTATCACGTTTACCATGTGTTTCTTGATGATTTATTATGCAATGAATCCTCATATTACATACAATTTAATTGTCCCTAAAGGAGAAGGCACAAAGTGGGGGTTTTTTAGTTGGATATTCGGAGCAAAAGACTGGGAAGTAGTTCAAATGACAGGAGGCTTGATGCTTGCATCGTTTATGGATTTGTGTTTCATGGTTGTTGGATTTTATGCGATTCCCAGTAAGCGTCGATGAGGGGTTGCTGGCTGATAATTTTATTTTTCTTCTCTTGTTCGAGAAAAATCATACAGAAACCAAAAGAAATTGCGAAATTAGATTCTCCTGGCGACGAATCGAATGTACTATCTATAGTGAGCGATCCTCAGAATTATGATCATACTGGGCCGTGGATATGGTTTGGAATGATAATAGGTTTAGTTTTTTTTATTTCGCTCTTTTCTTTAATTTTTAAAAAATGAATAATGGTCTAGATATATTAAGCGTGCTTACTGGTGTAGTTTCTGCCGCAACTGCGGTTATCGGTATGTGGTTAAAAATAAAATATGATGAAAAGAAAAGTAAACAATTTGTTTACGACCCTAATTGCCACAGTAATGTAATTTCTGCCTTAAATTATGTTCTCGATGAAGCTGATGCAGATAGAGTATATATTTTAGAGTTTCATAATGGAGAGCATTATTTTTCCGGAAGAAGTCAGCAAAAATTAAGTTGCACTTATGAGGTTGTTAGCGAAGGAATAAGTTCCGAATGTCAGACTCTTCAAAATATAAGAACTTCTAATTTTCACGGACTTACGCATTCAGTATCTCAAGAAAAAACATTCAAATGCCCTAATCTAGAAGAGTACAATGATGATATCGGGTTCAAGTCTTTTCTGGAGCAAAAAGGCGTGAAAAGTTTTTTTGCGCGACCAGTAAAAACTTTAAACGGAAAAATCTTGGGAGTTCTGTGCTTTGAGTATGTAAAGGAAAATAGAAAGTGGAGCGAGGAAGCAGAAGAGTTCTCGAGAAAGCAAAGCAGAATAATAAGCGGTTATTTGATATAATTTTTTTTTAAGCTATAATATATTATTATGGCTTTTTCTTACTGTCCTCACTGTGGCTTCAAGAACATGTACTCTATCCAGGCTCCAAAATTTTGTGGGGGCTGTGGGCAGGGTTTGAGTATATTATCTGCAGCAAAAACAACCTCAAGCGTTTCGAGGAAAACTTCCACTCCCAATCCCACTCGCAGGGCTAGAAGATCTCCTGAGTTGCCTGACGAGTCTTACGACCCAGATGGAAGCGATGTGTATGAGGTTCCGGCAATATCTAAACTATCGTACAGCGTAGAACAGGATAAAAATAAATTTAACCTAAAAGATCTAATTCCACTTGAAGATCTAGACCCAGAAAAAGTCGCTCCAAAAAAACCAAAAAAACGTGGACGACCAAAAAAAGCCTGAATTTAAATACGAGGACAAGTCGGACGAAATCGACTTAGAAGTAAGAAAAAGAAAGGGTAAATGGTTCCTTGATTCTCTCGCTTGGTTTGACTTTGAAGATGTTGAGCAAATTATAAAGGCTCACATCCACAAAAAATGGCATCAATGGGACCAATCTAGATCATTGAAGCCTTGGATCAATAAGATTATTACCAATCAAATGAAAAATATATTGCGAAATAATTACAGCAACTTTGTCAGGCCATGTTTAAACTGCCCCTTTAATCAATCATGCGCCACAAAAGACGGAGGAGAAGCTTCTTTATGTGGTTTTACAAAAAGCGGATTACAGGACTCTTCTTGCCCGCTTTATGCAAAATGGGAAAGAACAAAAAAGCCTGCTTACGGAATAAAAATGGCTCTCGCTCTTGAAAATCATTCTTATGAGGTCGGTGCTATGGAAGATCATAACTTCAATATAGTCGAGTCTCAGCAGAAACTAAACAAGCATATGGAGAAAGAACTTTCTAGCAAGCAGTATCAAGTTTACAAGTTGCTTTTTATTGATAATATTGATGAAGAAGAGGTGGCCGAACAAATGGGATATAAAACTAGTGAAAAAGGAAGAAAAGCCGGATACAAACAGATAAAAAATTTAAAGAAAATTTTTAAAGAAAAAGCTCAAGACATTTTGAAAAGAGAAGACATTATCGCCGTTAGGGCTGTACCTCCATGGAGCTAAACGACGAACAGAAAAACGTTATCAGGTCTAACGCAAAGGAAGTCTCTGATTTAACCGAATTAACCAAGTTAGCTTTTCCCGACTCTGATAAAGTTGACGGAAGAAGTAAACAGGGCAGGGCCGTTAGAAAATTTTTATTGAATAACGAGATAGAGTATGAAACAAAACACATCTACCCGAAGGATGATATTATATTAACCCAGGAACAAAAAGACTTTGTAGATCAATCTGTCTCAGATGGTATGACCTGCGCTCAAGCCGCAGCAGTTCTTTTCCCAGAGGTCCGAGTAACACATACTTCAAAAGAATATCAAGCTGTATTTGAATACGTTGATAAAAATGATGAAATAAAGACTCCCGCATCTGAGGACGCAATAAATAAAAGATACTCACCTCCGAAGGCTTCTAGCAAAATAATAAAAAAGATAAATGACTATGCCCAGACAAGTATAAACGAAGAAAAACTCACCATGTCAGAGAGAAAAGGTATCGAATCCTTGGGTGGTTTTTTAGCGTCTCCTAGATTTATTCAGGTAATCAACACTTACGATAGTCAGGCGGACAGAGACTTATTTGAGGCGGAGTTTGTTAGGGCTACCTGGGATAAACCTGATTTGACAAGCGACGAAATCAATTTATATATCAATGTGTGTATGGATTACATTCATTTAAAAAACATTCAAAGCGCAATTAACAAGTTAAATAGAATGTTCGATGAAGCGGAAGACCAGCAGGATTTAACTGTAAGATTAGCAGAATTGCTTAAAACTAAAAGCGAAGAATACAATCAGTGCGAAAAAAGAATGGAGTCATTGATTCAAAAACTTCAGGGAGACCGATCAAAAAGAATATCCAGTAAGCACCAGCAAAATGCAAGCTTGTTGTCGCTTGTTCAACTATTTCAGGAAGAAGAAGAACGAGAGGTTATGATAAAAATCGCGAGATTGCAAAGAGAGGCGGCAAAAGAAGAAGCTGGAAGGCTCGAATCGATGCCTGACTGGAAAGCTAGGGTTTTGGGAATTTCTAAAGAAGATGTCATTTAATGTTTGCAAGATATGTTCGCTGGAATTTGAAAGCGAAAAAAAACTTCATATGCACTTGAGGTCTCACAAGGTTACTCTCGCAGAATATTACATAAAGTACTATCCGCGTCATAATCTATATACAGGAGATTTGTTGCCATTTAAAAACAAAGAACAATACTTTGGGCGAGATTTTTCAAACAGGAATCAGCTATTAAAATGGTGTGACGCGCAATCAGATGAAACTGTTAGGGAATATATATTAAAAATGCTCAAGCATAGGGTTGAAAATAAAGATTTAAAGTTCGGGCCTTCTCATATAGAACTAGAGGTAAATGAAATGCCCACCATAGAACTGTACCAAAAACATTTTGGCTCTTATACCGAGGCTTGTAAGGCTGCAGGAGTTCTTCCAATGTTTGGATCTCGATTACCAAAAAAATGGGAAAGAAAGGTTGATGATTCGGTCAAAATTTTTATAGACACAAGAGAGCAGCAACCTTTAGAGTTCCCTAATTCAGAATTCCTTAAGTTAGATTTCGGAGATTATGCTGTAGGTAAAGAGCATTATGATTATACTTATGCGGACAGAAAAAGCGAGCAAGATTTTAAATCTACATTGAGTAAAAATAATTTAAATAGATTCGAGTACGAACTTCAACGTACGAAAGACTTTGATAGTTATTTATTCGTGGTAACTGAAGGAAGCATAAACAGCATAGAAAAAAATAATCGATGGGCCCCGCATATGTCAAACATGAAGTATATTTATCATAACATGCGGACTCTAGCGCATAAATTCAAAGGTAGCTGTCAATTCATTTTTACGGGAAGCAGAGAAGAATCTGAACATTTAATTCCTAAAATATTAACTTTAGGAAAACAACTTTGGGATGTAGACCTTCAATACTATCTTGATCGAGAACTAATATAATGACTTGGGAAACAGGAAATCAATTATCTAGGGCTGAAGAAAAAAACTTCAACGAGAAACTCGAAGAAATGAAAGGGTTTATAGAAGAAAAGGAAGCTAAGATTTTACTATACAAGTTCTTGAGGGAGAATATCACATTTACTGCAGATTTAGTTAGCGGAGTCCAGCTTTTTCCTTTTCAGCATATGGCTATCAAGGCTATGTTTGAAACAGATTATTTTATGGGGGTCTGGTCTCGAGGTATGAGTAAGTCATTCACTACTGCTATATATGCATATTTAGACGCTATAATGAATCAAGGAGTCGAAATAGGAATACTCTCAAAATCCTTTCGGCAAGCCAAGATGATATTCAAAAAAATTGAAGATATCGCCTCGAAGCCTGGAGCGACATATCTAGCTCAATGTATAACGCATAAATCAAAAAGCAACGATGAATGGTTGCTGGAGATCGGCAGCAGCAGAATCCGAGCTTTACCTCTTGGAGATGGAGAAAAGCTTCGAGGGTTTCGTTTTCATAGAATTATTATAGACGAGTTTGCCCTTATGCCCGAGCGTATTTATAATGAAGTTATAATACCGTTCTTGAGTGTAGTGGAAAATCCAACTCAAAGGGAAGCTTTGTTTAACCTTGAAACAAATCTAATTGATCAAGGAAAGATGAAGGAAGGAGAAAGACATGTTTGGCGAAACAATAAGTTAATCGCTCTTTCTTCAGCGAGCTACAAGTTTGAATATATGTACAAAGCTTACGAGCAATTTGAAGATTTGATTCGCCAAGGAAGCTCAAAACAAAGTGATGCGCACAGGGTTATCATGCAGTTTAGTTATGACTGCGCACCAAAGCAGTTGTACGACCAAAATCTTTTGGATCAAGCGAAATCAACAATGAGTCAAAGTCAATTTGATAGAGAATTTGGTTCGATTTTTACTGACGACAGTAGTGGATATTTTAAGACTTCCAAGATGGCTTCGTGCACTTTGAAAGACGGAGAGACTCCAACTATTGAGGTGCGCGGGGAGGTTGGGCAAAAATATATTTTGGCTTTTGATCCGAGCTGGGCAGAAAGTGAAAGCAGTGATGACTTTGCTATGATGGTGCTCAAGCTCAACGACGAAAAGAAAATCGGTACCGTTGTGCATAGCTACGCTTTAAGTGGCACAAATTTAAAGCAACATATTTTTTATTTTTATTATTTACTTACTCATTTTAATATTGTATCTATTGTTGGAGATTATAATGGAGGAGTGCAGTTTATTAATGCTTGTAATGAAAGTAGTTTGTTCAAGAAAAATAAAATGAATATAAAATGCTTAAATACTAACTTTGATGACCTAGAACATTATCAAGAAAAAATAATAGAAGGAAAAAAAGAATATAATTTAGAAGATAAAACAATTTGCTATTTGCGCAAACCTACTAGTCAGTGGATTAGGTTGGCGAACGAGTTGCTTCAGGCCAACTTTGATCATCATCGAATATTCTTTGGAGCAAGAGCAATTGATGATGCTTATAACGAACAGAGAAATAAAAAAATACCAATTCAAGATTTAAAATTTTTAAGAACATCTCAAAGTTTAGAGCGCCAAACAAATGCAGCGAAAATGATTGACTTTGTTGAGCATCAATTTGATATGATGAATCTTATTAAAACTCAATGCTCTTTGATTCAGATATCTACTTCTGCAGGAGGAACTCAAACGTTTGATCTTCCTCCTAGTTTAAAGCGTCAAACCGGCCCAGAAAAAGCAAGAAAAGATAGTTATTCTGCATTAATACTTGGCAATTGGATGATTAAACTTTACTATGATATAATGAACTCTAAAGTTAATAACGTGAATTATACTTTTACTCCCATGTTTATAAACTAAGTGTAAGATTTTTGTATATGTCTAAAAAATATAAATACACCGCAACTTTTGATAATGTAGTTTTCGCTTCAAGCGACATCGAGAGGTCCTCAATCAGTAAAGCTTCATTAGAATCTCTTAGACCTTTAATTCCTCAAGATATAAACTTGGAAAAAAATATTGACCTTCTTGGGGTTGCCTTTAATGCTGCAGTGGTAAATAAATTTAATAAAAACGGAGACGGCATAGATAGTGAAGCGGCGGTAAAAATTAAAGATTTTTTTATTCATAAGCCCACTAATATAGAGCATGATCGAGATAAGATTGTTGGTCATATTGTTTCCGCAGGCTTTTCGAAGTATGATGATTCCTCCTCTTTAATGAGTGAGGATGAAGCTTTGATTGAAGAGAACGCTTACAATATTGCACTCGCAGCTGTAGTTTATAAAACAGCAAGCAAAGAATTCTCCGACCTTGTTTTAAGTTCTACTGATAAAGACAGCGATTACTACTCAACTGTTTCTGCTAGCTGGGAAGTAGGTTTTAATGATTACGTTATTTCTGTAGGAGGTGATGATTTGTGCGATTCAACAATTATCTCCGACCCTCAAGAAGTTGAAGCTTATTCTCCTTATTTAAAATCTTTAGGAGGAAAAGGGCTTTTAAAAGATGGAAGAAAAGTTAACCGACTTATTGTAGGAGAAATTTACCCCTTGGGTATAGGCTTTACTTCTAACCCCGCTGCAGATGTAAAAGGTCTTATCGCAGACCAAGGAAAATCCACGCCTGAAG